TATATCATTGTAATAACTAGCACCATATGAAAATGCTATTTTTTTATAACCTAGATCTTTATATGTTTGATAACTAATTAATGCATCTTCATAACTTTTTCCTTGAACCACTGCAACTTTAGTTATTTCTTTAGGAAGTTTAATATTTGACCATTCCCTAGCTTTAATTACAGATTGTGTTTTATCTTCCCATACATCGGGTACTATAAATTCATTTGGTTGTAATTCGTTTATCCAGTGCAATAAACGAGATTCGTCATATGCATGACCTAATTCGTGTAATGAATTATCCATTATAATATATTGCCCCTCTTCTTTACATCGGTAAAAGAATTCTCGATATTGCTCGTTTTGATCTAGCAAGTGGGGTAATATGTACTGCATATCATTAAACTTGATGCTGTGCTCAAGCATGCAAATAGGCACTTCGTGTGATACTTTTATCATTTTAAAATTTGTTTTAGGATATTTATTTCGTTTTCAAACATTTCACTTTCCATTTGATTTCTAACTCTTTCTATTTTTCTTTCAACTAAAAGTATTAATCGATTCGAAAGGGGAGAACTAATATTAAATTCAAATGAATAGGAGTGATTGGTAATTTTTACAAAATTATCTTGTAATATTACTGTGTATTTTTTATCTTCTGTTTGCAGATAATAACGACCAGATGGTGTCATTAAATAATAAGTGCTTGGAGTTGCAAGCAAATGAGCTACTACTTTTTGAGTAAGAATTTCTTTCTCAGTTAACTCTAAAGAATTTTTGGTTTTTTTACTAAACCAAACTTTAAATTTTCTAAATTTGTATTTAATGTTCATAACTTTTATTTATAATTAAATGTACGAATAATTTTTTAGATATCCAACCCAAATAAAGTATTCTTTTTAGGACGTCCTCTTTTACGTTTTACTTGTGAGTCTATTGTTGGTTTGGGTTTTTGGACTTTAACTTGGGTTTTAGTTTGAGAACGCATTCTTTTACGGTTTTCACAAGATGAAAAAGGATGAGCTATACGTAAATAGTTATAAAATGATCTTATATCTCCTTCCCAATCTATAAGTTTATCATACAATTCATCTTTAGTAAGACTAAAAGCAGTAGTAAATGCTTCTTCAAATTCTTCTAAGCGTTTATTTTCTTCTTTATTAAAGTCTTCTATAAGTTTTTTATATCTAACAAAATCTAATTGAGTTTTATCGTATTGGTCTTTGTAAGTATCTCTTTTTAAATCAAGTTTTTCTTTAGCATTTATTAAAACATATTGTGCTTGCCAAAAAAATGATGGAAAATCAAAATCCCCATTATCAATACGGTCAATAAGTGGAACTCGTTTGCCTAAAGGTGTAGTTTTTTCAGCATGGGTTCTCCACCACATGAATTTATTATAATTTATTTTTTGATACTTAGATAAATGTTGTTCAACAACAGATTTAGGATGAATAATAAATGAATCTAAATAACAAGTATACATAAACCTTAATTTTATTCGAATGTACGAATAAAGATTTATAAAGCCAAACTTAGTTACAATTAATTTTAAATGATTTTAAATTTCCATTAGGAATAGTATTATTAAAGTAATAACACTCGTTTATTTTAAGTTTTTGTGATTTAATTGTTTTGTAAAAGCCACTTGGTATAGTAGCGCCACCTGATACTTTTTTAAGGGGTGGGTTAAAATCTACTCTAATGTAAATTTCAATATCATCTGCTTTTTGTCTTAATTGTCTTTCGTATTCTTCAAGTTCTTTCCAAACCCCTCTATTTAATGACTTATGTTGTAAAGCAGAATTTAAGTAAGTAAAGGTTTGTTTAAGCAATTCAGCATTACAACCAAAAGCAGCGGCTGGAGCCATATGTCCTTTATCCCAATCATTGGCTACATAGTCTTCATTATCCGAAGTATGTATGGTTTTTTCTTTATAGAAATCTAATCCTTTACGAGATACATTGTTTTCAGCACAAGTAACTTTATATTTAACCCATTTAGGTTGTTCTAATACTTCAGAATATACTAATGTAAAAACTTTGTTCTGTACATACACACTATCTCGTTTTTGTGCAAATAGAGATAATGGTAAAAATAGTAATAATAATAATTTTTTCAATGTTATTACTTAAGTAATGCGTAATATTCTTTAAAGTGCTTTAATCTATCAGGAAGACCAATAGTTCCACCATTTACACATTTTGTAACTGCGGTTACTGATGCATCACTATCATCTTTACATTTATCCAAACAACGCTGAAAGAACCATGCAGCTGATAATAATGGGTATTTGGTTGCTACTAAATCTGGGTTTGCGGTGATATCTTCATTTATTGCTTTGCCAAATGCAGTGTAATTATCTTTACCTGTCAATTGGATATAGCCTCTACCTCTGAATTTATATCCATCTCCACTTGCTTCTGGGCCATTACCCATTCTGCTACCATATACTAAATTGGCAATCTTTTCAGGCTTTCTTTCATACTGAAGTGCTTTTGCTTCAGTTGGAAAGTATTTTTTGAAGATACCTAACAAACCCTTTGCACCATAGTTCAAATTTTCTTGAACTGCCTTAAATCCAGCACTTTCATGTCCACACTGCGCTAAAAAGTGTGCAACTTCCAATGGGGTATCAATCTTAAATTTTGCAATTGTGGGAAGTTCAGCAAGAACTTTATCGGGCACGTGCCCTTTTAACTTATTAAAATCCATAATTATTTCTTTTTAGTTGTTTTTTTGGCAGATTGTTCAGTAACTTCTTCTACTGTTTTAGTTTCTGTTGATTTAATAACTTCTTCTTTAACAGGTTTTTCTTCTTTCTCTACTTCCTCTTTTAAACTATCAAATTTTTCGTCTAATTTAGCTGTTTCGGTTTTTGCTGTTTCAAGCACATCAGCAACTTTTTCATCTAATTTTGTATTTGCGAATAAATACTTTAAAATCGCTTTAAATATTTCTTTCATAGTATTTGCTTTTATTATAAATATGTAATAAAAATTAAAAATGTTGTTATCCAAACCCAAGGCATTACTTTATTAATTTTTTCATTTTGCTTAAGTTCTTTAGTAATTTCTCTTTGGTATATCGCAGTTTCGGAAGAAAGAATACTATCTAAAAATATATTTGTTTTCATTGATTCTTTCAATGTTGAATCATAATTTAATACATGATTAACTAATAAAATATTTCTATCAGATAATGAATCTATTGTAAATTTATTTTTTCTAAAAATATTATTGATATCTTCTCCTTGCTTTTTTGTCATTACAACTACCGTATCGTTACCTTCAATTCTCTGATAAGGGTACGATTGGCTCAAGCTGAAAAGGGGAAGCGACAATAGTATCAGACTTAATAGATGTTTTAGTTTCATATAAAACGGCGGTTAATTGTTGTTTTTCTTCTATTAATTGTTCTTTTTCAACCACTAGTTGCTGTTTTTCTTGTTCTAAAGTTTGTATGCTTTCTTGCATATTTACTACTTTAGTAGTAGCAACTTGATCTATTTTTTTAATTAATACATTTACTTTTTTCATTCTTTCTTGAGACTTTTTAAGTAAATCATTTAATTCTTTTTCTTTAGGATCTATTGGTTGAGGATTATCTGCTAATACTACGGTTAATCCAATAATAGCAGTTACTGCTAAAATAAAATAGTAATTATTTGCCTTCATTTCTTAGGATTTCTAACATTTCAACTTTGGATGACATATAACCTAATGTAGAATCACTTTTACGAATATGTTCTGTTAACTGATCTACTTTTTGATTTAGCATAACTACTTCTTCGTCGCATTTTGAAACTTGACCAGAATAATTCATTTTTATATCTATGTAAAGATATCCAATAGCAACTATTACTATAAATAATAATCCTTTTACAGGATCCTTACTAAATTGTTCAAAAGTTATTGGAGTTTTCATTCTTCAGTTTTTTGACAATTACAATCGTTTTTCTTAAAAATTTTATCTGCAGAGGCTAGTCCTAAAGATCCGAATGAAAGAGCAGCAACAGCATTAATTAATGAATCTGCAGGGGCAATATTAGAATCAGTAAATTGGTTGTGATACATTGTAAAACACAACATCAAGCCTGATATAATACCAACAAATTGTTTTGAGGAGAATTTCCCTTTTTCGTCTTGAAAAATTTGGGAAAAGAATTTTTTCATGTTTTATAGTTTTAAATGAAACATAAGTAACCATTAAAAACTATTTACCACACAACTGTCTATCGATACATATTGCAAGATTGAAAAAAAAAGCTTGGTTTCCCAAGCTTCTTTTAAGATAAAATTGTAATTTGACTTATGATTTGGGTTCAAGTGTAAGCATTCCCCAAGTTGTGAAATCAACTTTATTTTTTACCATATCATATAAATCTGCTAAAGTTTCAAACCCAGGCATTTTTCTCCATTTTTCAGCAGGTATCCTACCCCATCCCCATTTGTTTCGAAGATAATAACCCTGGCGAACTTCGTTATATATTAGTTCTCCATTTACTTCTAACTCTGCATACCAATCTCTAGTTAAATCATCATATTTTATTGTAGCTATTTCGTCTCCTGATTTTAGGGTGAATTTTTTTCCACCTCGCTCTTCGCTAAATCCATCACCGGATGGATTATTTATCATGCCTTCAATTTCTTCTCTAATAATTTGTCTTAACTGCGATATTTTCATATTAGTTTAATTTTAATTTTTGTTTGTTATAAATATACGAAAAAAAAGAAAAATCGCCTAACTTTCACAAGAGACACAATCAGAAAATCTCTGAAGGTTATTGAAAAAGTCTAAGAAAAATTAAAGATATTCATCCCAAATATTTGGGTTTTTCATTATTTTTTCAAGCATATAATCTATAGCTTGATTATAAACATCATCTTCATCAAAATCTTCATCCATTCCATCTCTAATATTATCTTCAATTTTTCCAAAAACATCATGTTGAAAATCATCATTACTTCTTAAATTTGATAATATATTCTCTGCTTCTTCATATGAGATTTTATTTTTAATCCCAGCAAGCTCTTGCATTCTTTTGAATTCTTCAGATAATATTTGTTTCATAATTTAAATGTTTGTTTGATTATACATATATGAATAAAAATTAGGACTATGCTACGATTCGCAGGAGACACAATCAGAAAATCTCTGAAGGTTATCGCCTCGTAATACACTTTCTGTTCTTAGATAATAGAGTGTTTTAATACCAAGTTTCCAAGCTTCCTTATGAACCATACTAATATCTTTTGGTGAATCGTTAGGGTCAAAACATAAATTTAACGATATAGCTTGGTCAACATATTCTTGTCTAATAGCATTTTGTTTTACTATCTCAAGTTGGTTAATTTCCTTAAATGTTAAGAATATTTCCTTTTCTTCAGGCGACAATATATAATCTGGTAGTCCTAAGATTGAACCTTGATCTTTAAGTATTTGATCCCATACACTATCAATATTATATCCTTTTTTCTCTAGTAGATTTTCAAGAATTTTATTGCGTTTAATAAATACACCTTTTGCTGTTTTAAGATTATACACATTAGCAGGAATAGGTTCAATTGAAGGTGATACTCCACCTGAGATGTGAGCATTGGAAATAGTAGGCGCAATTGCTAAGTGGTGGGTATGTCTTAAACCTGTACCTTTACACCATTCAGGTTCGCCATAAGCTTTAGCTTGATCGCGAGATGCTTTTAAGGCTCCTTCTTGTATAAATCTAGATATAATACGAGTTAGTGAGCTTGCTTGAATACCTACAAATGGTAATTCTTTTGATTGGAGTAAAGTATGCCATCCTAAAACACCAATACCAATTGCTCTACCCTTAGTAGCAGAACGGATTGTATTTTCCATAAACCTCATATTCTTACCTCTATCAATAAATTCTTGGAGTACACCCTCTAAAAACCAGCAGGTTAATTCAGGTAATGTCATTCCATTTTCAAACTTATAGTCTTTCCATTCGTCCCAACGAGCTAGATTAAGTGAGGATAAACAGCAGATAAAGGAATGGAGTTCATCCGAAAATAACGCGATTTCTGAACAGTTATGTACTACGGCGTTATTTGCATAGAAGTTTTGGTTGTCCTGTACTGTTACATCGTATACAGGTTTTTTGGTTTGAAGTTTTGTTATTTTTAATCCCATGTTTTTTAATTTTTATATTTCCATTTATAACCATAAATTGTAGGGTATTTTCCCTTAGCACATTGTCCTATAGCCGCCCCAGATGATTTTCCTAGAAAGTGTGCCGCTATAGTTTGTGATTCCCATTCTTTAATAAAATTATTATTTAAATCAAATTGCAATACTGCTTTATTATTTTTTCCTAGGTTATTTAATCTAGCTTTTTCTCTTGATTCGGAAGATTGAGTTTTTCCTTTCATAGGAGAAACTCTACCTTTATGCCCCTTGGATTTACCTAATTGAGCTAAACCTAGTTTTTCATTATGTTCTTTAGTTCTTGGTGGTTTTGGTTTTTGGTTCGCTAAACTAATTTTTTCTTTTATTTCTTTAGTCATAAAATCCGGCCTAGGTATTCCTTTGTTAGAATGGAGTTTAGAGTGTTTTATTCCTTTTTTACCCACAGACAATTTTTTACGAGTTTCTTCACTTCTGGGGCCAGATCCTTGATCGTGAAGATCACAAAATAAAACTTTATTCCAGCCTAACTCATTTATTATTTGTTGTTTATAGAATGTTTCTCGTTCTAATATAACATCTTGATTACATATTTCTAATAAATAAAATATATGATTTTCAAACCCATGTTTACTAAAAGATCTATGCAATTTAGGCTGTTGTTGAGTCCAACCATTTTTGTATATCCCCATTCTAGCCCAAATATTTAAAGATTGACCAATATATACTTTACCAGTAGGAGAAACTATTTTATATACTCCTGATATCTTTTCTTTCGTGATACTTTCTTTTAAGTTTTTCATCGATTTTTTCTTTATTAAACCAGTAATATTTTTTACTATATTCTCGTTGTTTAAGAATACGTTCATCTTCTGTTTGGTATTTTTTAATACGTCCCATCGATTATAAATATTACAGATCTAAGAAAAAGTCTAAGAAAAATTAAATTATTTTAA